CCGCGCTGATGCGGCCATAGGTTCGGGCACGGCGGTAGTCGCCAACGCTGCCGCTGCGGCGGGCGGGCCGCTGCGTGCGGTCAAGCCGGGGATTGATAAAGAGAAAGAAGCAGAAGAAAAACGCAGAAGCGCAATGATGGTTCAGGCCAAGCGTGCGCGTATGCAAGAACTTGAGGAAGTTGAATCTGTCAATGCGGCCTATGCGCGTCAGATCAGCAACATCATGGACTATCAAGCGGCGCAAGAAAGGCGCTTGGTGGTGGATCAAAAGATCGTAGACCTTGATGAGAAAAAGCGGTTCATGCTTGATGCCGAGTATGAGCAGCAACGCAACCTGATCGAACTTGAATATCAGCACAAAGAGGCGCTTGAGGCGCTGAACAAGGCACAGCTCTCTCCCGCAGACAGAGAGGGGCGGATTGCTGCTCAAAATGAGTTGTACGCCAAACAGGTTGCGCTTATCAACCGCATCAAAGACATTGAGGACAAGCGACGCACCGGCGACATCAGCAAAGGCTTTATGGATGCAGCTAAGGAATTCTTTATCAAGCTGCCTACTGATGTTGAAACCGGCGCGGCGATGTTTGGATCAATGATGGGCAATATGCAATCTGCCCTTGATAACTTCGTACGCACGGGCAAGCTGAACTTTAAGGACTTCGCACGAAGCGTCATTCAAGACTTGATTGCCATTCAACTCAAGGCGCAAGCCATGAAGATGTTTGCCAATCTGCTCGGCTTTAGCGCAGGCCCACAAACCGGCACCACGGTTCCGGTGGCCGACATTCCTTTGCCCGGTCGCGCAGAAGGTGGCGCGGTAGCGGGTGGCGCAGCCTACATGGTAGGAGAGCGCGGGCCTGAGTTGTTTGTTCCGCGCATGAGTGGTTCCATCATCCCCAATAAAGCATTGGGCGCAATGGGCAACACAACCAATGTCACGAACTACAACATCAACGCGATTGATGTGAAGTCGTTTGAAGAACGCATCATGGGCAGTTCAAACGCAGTGTGGGCGGCTAATCTTTACGCTCAGAAACGCTTGCCAATCGGCGCGGGGAGAATGTAAATGTCCTTCCAAACCATCGTTGACATTCAACAGTCGATGACTGTGAACAACCGCCGCACCATCGGTCAGCAGGTGACGCGGGGCGGGCAGATCAGAACGGCGCAATACCTCACGGCAGTGCCTTGGGTGTTCACCATCACGCCACACAACTTCCTGTACTACCCGCAAGCTCGGGATGTCATTCAGACGATTGACAACCTTGACCGGCAGACGGCGGCGAACATCACATTCAACACGGCCAACCTTCAGTGGTTCACCGAGTACAAGGGCGGCTTGAGTTTGGTGCAGGCCGCAGCCCTGACGCTTGCTTCGGTGCCCCCGGCGAACTCGCAGACCATCACGGTTGGCAACCTTCCGGCTGTCGGCGCATCTACTGTAGTTTTCGCGGCGGGTGACTTCCTCCAACTCGGCAGCTACGTCTACAAAGTCACGCAGCAAGTCTTGCGCGGCTCGGGGTCTACCGTGTCGGTCAACCTTCATAGGCCGGTGATCGGCACTCCCGCAACGGGAACGCTTACGGCTGTCGGGAAAGATGTGTACTTCCCCGTGTATGCGGAAGTCTGCCCCACCTACACGCTCACGCCGATGACCAATGGCGCGTTTATCAATTGGGACGAACCTTTTGTGTTCCGGGAGAACGTCGCGCCATGATCACCACCATGAACGCGCTTAACAGCGCAAACATCCGACACGCCGAATTCGTCAAGCTGACGGTGGGCAACCCCGCGTCACCGTAGATCTACACCTTCTGCAACGCGGCGGCTCCCGTGTCTGTCGGGGGAAACACCTTTAGCGCACTCGGGGCATTGTTGGCGGTTGGCGAGGTGCAGCGGGATGTGAAGGCGACCTCGTTTGATATGTCGATTGCCCTGACCGGCATTGATCCGAATTACGTTGCGCTCATCCTCTCAAGCAACATCAAAGGCAGCACGGTAGAGGTTTGGCGCGGTTTCCTAGACTCTGACAATCAGATCATCACCACGCCCACGCTTCAGTTCTTCAAGCGGTGGCAAGGCATCATCAACAACGTCAGCATCACCGAAGATTTCAACGAAAAGCTGCGGCAGCGGGTGGCGACTTGCAACATCACCTGCTCAAGCATGAGGCGGGTTCTTGAGAACCGCATTGCAGGCGTAAAGACAAACAAAACCATTTGGCAGTCGATCTATCCCGGCGATGACTCCATGAGTCGGGTCGATGCCATCTCAAATACCTACTTCGACTTCGGCGGCAAGCCCAACACGGGCAGCATCTCGGAGCCGGGTGGCGGGCAAGACATACCGGAGACACAACAAAATTGATCCGCGAAGCGTCCAAGTTTGATCTAGATGCGTGCGTTGAGATGATGCGTAAGTACGCGTCAGAGTCTCCTATTTTCAAACTTCGACAAGCGGCCTTCCACGACAATCAATATGTGAGGCACTTCCTCTTTAGCCTCATCTGCGGTCGCGGCTTCATATTCGTGGATAGTCAATATCGCGGGATGATCGCGGCCATCGTGACGCCAAACATTTGGTGCCCCGGCGTGCATGAGGTCAAAGAGTTGGCGTGGTGGGTTGACCCCGAGCATCGGAATGGAACAATCGGCGGGAAGTTGTTTGTTGCCTATAAGGTCAAAGCCGAGAAGCTGATCAAAGAGGGCAGGGCGCAAGTGATGAGTGTTTCGCTCATGTCGAGCAGCCCATCAATAGACTTAGAGGGGCGCGGATTCAAACGGATTGAATCCACCTTCTGCAAGGAATAAGAAATGCCGTCATCAATCGTTATTGCAGCCGCACAAGCATATGGCCTTGTAACAGGGTTAATGGCCGCATATCCGGTGTTTTCACTTGCGGTCAACTTTGCAATTTCTTATGTTGTCAATCGCGTGTTCGGGGCCAAACCTCCGCGTCAACAAGATAATGGCGTGCGGCAGCAAATTCCCCCGAGCGCAGACAACTCCCTACCTGTTGTCTATGGCGATGCTTGGCTAGGCGGGACGTTCGTTGATGCGGTGCTGACTTCTGACAATCAGGCGATGTATTACGTCTTGGCGATCAGCAACATCTCGCCAAACGGGCAATTCACCTTCGACACCACACAGTTCTACTACGGGGATCGGCTTGTCACCTTCGCCCCCGGAACCAATCAAGTCGCTTCACTGACGGATGGTGCGGGGAACGTTGACACCAAGATCAATGGATACCTCTACATCAACCTCTACACCTCGACCGCAGCGGGGACGATCACAACCGTTCTAGGCACTGCGCCGAATGTGGCGATGGGCGGCACCGACATTCCCGTGGGCCTTAGGTGGCCCGCATCCGGTCGGCAGATGAACGGGCTTGCATTCGCCATCGTTTATCTGAAGTACAACACCGATGCGGGTTCGACCGGCCTTCAGCCTTTGACGTTCAAAGTCAAGCACGCTCTAAACGGAACCGGAGTCGCAAAGCCCGGCTCAGTGCTCAAGGACTACCTGACCAATGCGGTCTATGGTGGTGCGGTTCCCTTGGCAAACGTCAACACGGCGGCTTGTGATGATCTCGACACTTATTCGGATCAACTGATCACCTACACGCCTTCGGGTGGTGGGTCTGCCACTCAGGCAAGGTATCGCATCAATGGCGTGATTGACACGGGTGAAACCGCGCTCAACAACATTGAGAATATCCTGATCGCGTGCGATTCGTGGATCAGCTATCAAGCCGAAACCGGCCAATGGACGCCCGTCATCAATAAGGCAGAGTCTTCGGGCTTTGCTTTCAATGACTCCAATATCATTGGCGACATTCGGGTGTCGGCCACCGACATTACTTCAAGCATCAATCAGGTTGAGCTGTCCTTCCCTTGGAAAGAAAACAAGGACAAGCCCGGCTATGTGTTCCTCGATCTAGCGGTTCTCAATCCTTCGCTGCTTTATCCGAATGAGCCTGTAAACAAGTACACCGCCACCCTGAGCATGGTCAATGACTCAGTGCAGGCGC